TGATAATAGTTTTACTAAGGCTTCTTTTCAAACAGAAGTTATTGATACTGCTAGTGCTTTTGCTTCATCAAGATTTACAGTACCTAGTGGACAGGGTGGTAGATATTTTATTTATGGTCAAATTAGATGTCAAGTAGATACAGATGGTCATTTACAAGATGCGTACTGTCTTATATATAAAAATGGATCTGCTTATCAAGAACGAAGAATAAATTTTAACAATAATCAAATTAGGCAGGTTAGTGTTAATGTTTCTGCTGTTGTAGATTTAGCAGCTACAGATTATGTAGAATTATATGGTGCAGTTAATACTACTTCATCACAAGCAAGTTTTCAAGATTCTGATAAAAATACATTTTTTGGTGGGTTTAAATTAATACAATAAGAGAAATAAATTATGGCAAAATTAAAAACAAAAATAGATTTATATTTAAAAGATAACTCAAAAACTTGGGAAGTTGAACAAGATAATATTAAATTACAAAATGATAAAGATGGAAAAGGAGATTACATTCATACTTGGAATGTTAGTGGTGTATCTAAACCAAGTGACTCACAAATAACATCTTACGAAACTGCAGGTAACACTGAAGAATCTAATAATAATGTTAGAGCAACTAGAAAAGCAGCCTATGGTAATATAGGTGATCAGCTAGATGAAATCTACAAAGATATAGATGCATGGAAAACTAGAATTAAAAAAATTAAAGACGATAACCCTAAAGGATAATAACACATGGCCTACATTGGACGAGAACCCCAGATTGGTAATTATCAAATATGTGATGCTATTTCAGTAGTTAATGGGCAAGCTGCATATACTATGCAAGTAAGTTCTACTAGCGTAATACCTGAAAGTGTCAATCATATGATAGTATCTCTCAATGGGGTTATACAAAAGCCTGGTAGTTCTTATACTATCAGCTCATCAACTATCACGTTTTCAAGCAACCTAGCTACAGGTGACTCTATTGACTTTATTTATTTATTAGGTAATGTTTTAGACCTAGGTACTCCCTCGGACTCTACAGTTACATCTGGTAAACTATCAGGTAACTTAGTTACACCAGGTACATTAGATGTAAACGGACAAGAATTAATCTTAGATGCTGATGCTGATACAAGCATTACAGCAGATACAGATGATCAAATAGATATTAAAATTGCAGGTGCAGATGATTTTCAATTTACAGCAAATACATTTACAGCTCAATCTGGAAGTAGTGTTGTTGTACCCGATGGTGGTCTAACATTAGGTAGTACAGCAGTTAGTTCAACAGCTGCAGAATTAAATTTTTGTGATGGTGTAACTAGTGCAATTCAAACGCAAATAGACACTAAGGCTTCAACTGGAAAATCAATTGCAATGGCAATTGTTTTTGGATAAATAATAAAAAAAAGGAAAATAAAAAGAGGAAAATAAAAAATGGCAACACCAAATATAGTAAATGTAGCAACAATTAATGCAAAAAATGCCATGGGTGCTTTAGGAGATACAAATAGAACAACAATGATTGATGTTCCTGCTGAAAAAATTGCTAAAGTAAACACGATATTAATTGCAAATATAGATGGGTCAAATGCCGCTGATGTAACTATTGAAGTTAGTAATGATAATGGTTCAACATATTATAAATTAGCAAGTACAATTTCTGTACCTGCAGACGCAACATTATCATTTTTAGAAAATCCAATCTACTTGGATGAAACTGACTTACTTGCTGTTACAGCTAGTGCTGCTAATGATCTATCATACTTTGTTTCTTACGAAGAAATTACAGATTAAGGAGAAATTAATTAGCTATGGCTACAGGTATTACTGATAGAATGGCAAATGGTGGACTAATAGGATCAGACAACGATCCTACCACAGGCGTAAGAGTTACAACTTTTACATCTTCTGGTACTTTCACCCAATCCCCAACTAATGCCCCACAAGAGGTAGACTATCTAATCATCGCTGGTGGCGGTGGAGGTGGAACAGGCCGTGGTGGCGGAGGAGGTGCTGGAGGATATAAAACATCTTTTCCTGGTGGTACTAAAATAGGAAGTGTACCTTTTGATAGTGTACCTATAACTGTAGGTGCTGGTGGTGCTGAATCAAATAATGGTTCTAATTCTGTAGCATTAGGTGTTACCTCAACAGGAGGAGGACAAGGTGGAGCATTTCAAACACCTGGTACTGCTGGCGGTTCAGGAGGCGGTGGTGGTTCAGACGATCATGGTGGTTCTGGTGTTGTTAGACCTGGTGGAGCAGCTAGTCCAGCTGGCCAAGGAAATGCTGGTGGAAATAGTTATACTCAAATTACTGCTGGAGGTTGTGGCGGTGGAGGTGGTGCTGGAAGTGCAGGATCTCCTGGTAGTTCAGGAAACCCAAGAGGTGGGCCTGGTGGAAATGGTTTAGCAAATAGTATTACAGGATCTTCTGTCACACGTGGTGGCGGTGGTGGAGGAGGTTCCGATTATAGAGGTGGTGTACCTGGTGGTGATGGTGGGCCTGGAGGAGGAGCTGATTCTGGTAATGTAGGATCTGCCCCAACACAAGTAGGTCAAGCTAACACTGGAGGTGGTGGAAGTGGTGATACATGGTATCATTATCCAACCCCTGGTCAAGCTGGATCTGGAGTAGTTATTATTCGTGAACCAACAGGTTTATTTACAGCGTCAGGAGTATGGCCATTAGACAGACAGTTTGCTCTTAAAAAAGCAGGTAATTGGATATAATCATGGCTCATTTTGCAGAATTAAATGAAAATAATATAGTGACTAGAGTTGTTGTTGTTAGTAATGAGATTGAAACAGCAGCAGGGCCTTTAGGAGAAAACAATATGCACATTGATGGTGAAACATGGTGTGTTAATTTTTTTAAAGGTGGAACATGGAAACAAACTTCTTATGGTCACAATTTTAGAAAACAATATGCAGGTATAGGATATACATATGATTCTTCTAAAGATAAATTTATTAAAGCAAAACCTTATTCATCATGGTCTTTAGATTCTAATGATGATTGGCAAGCACCAGTAACTTATCCATCAATTACAACTTATGAATTAGGTGGAAAAGAAAAATATTATGGTATTAGTTGGGATGAAGATAATACGAGATGGACAGCGTATGATTCAGAGGAATCACCTAACAGTTTTAATTGGGATGCTTCAGCTTTATCCTGGGTATCTGCGTAGTAATACACTTGAATTTAACAAACTATTATTGGTATTTTAAATCAGCAATTCCAGAACGTATCTGTGATGACATTGTAAAATATGGGCATCAACTCCAAAATCAAATGGCTGTAACAGGTAAGTATAGTAGTGAAGATTATTCAAAAAAATTAAATTTAAATCAAATAAAAGATTTAAAAAAAATAAGAAACTCTTCCATTACTTGGATGACTGATCGTTGGATATATAATGAAATACATCCATATATTAATATGGCAAATAAAAATGCTGGCTGGAACTTTGAATGGAATTTTAGTGAGTCTTGTCAATTTACAAAATATAAAAAGGGTCAGTTTTATGATTGGCATTGTGATAGCTGGGATAAACCTTATCATAAAAAGCAAGAAGAATTAAATGGTAAGATTAGAAAATTATCTGTAACGGTTAGTTTATCTAATCCTAAAGACTATAAGGGTGGAGAATTAGAATTTGATTTTAGAAATAAAGAACCAAATAAACCTAGTAAAATAGTTAGATGTAAAGAGATATTACCTAAAGGATCTTTAGTAGTTTTTCCTAGTTTTGTATGGCATAGAGTATGTCCAGTTAAAAGTGGAGAAAGAAATAGTTTAGTTATTTGGAATTTAGGATGGCCATACAAGTAATAGATAATTTTTTAGATAAAACTTTTTTTGAAGATTTAAAAACACTTGTTTTAGAAAGTGAATTTGCTTGGTTTAAAAGAAAAACTATGGTTAAAAACACAACTAATAATTTAGGTTACTTTACTCATTCTTTTTACAATGACCATAAAATAAATTGTAATACATATTTTAAATTTATATTACCAATTTTAAATAAGCTAAATGCAAAAGCTATTATTGAAGCAAGAGCAAATTTACAACCTTCTGTTTTCTTTAATAAAAATGGAAAAACTAATTTTCACATAGATAATATTTATAATTGTAAAACTGCAATATTATATCTTAATACTAATGATGGTGGAACTGAATTTAAATTTAAAGATAAAATTAAATTTATAAAATCTGAAGAAAATAAAATAATAGTATTTAATTCTAGTATGGAACATAGAGCAGTAACATCAAAAAATTCTGACTTTAGATATTTAATTAACTTTAACTATTTTGATTAAATAATATTAAAAAGAAAAAATGTCATTTGAAAAAAATAAATATACTATATTAAAAAATGTAATATCTAAAGATATGGCTGATATGGCATATTCTTATCTTTTAAATAAAAGAAAAGTTGCAAGAGTTTTATTTGATGAAAGATTTATATCACCTTTTACAGATTATTTTGGTGTGTGGAATGATGAACAAATTCCAAATACTTATTCACATTATGCTGATACATTAATGGAAACTTTACTAGAGAAAGTTAAACCTACTATGGAGAAACATACAGGTTTAAAATTAAGTCCTACATATTCTTATGCAAGAATTTATAAAAACGGTGATGTATTAGCTCGTCATAAAGATAGATATTCATGTGAGATATCTACTACATTAAATCTAGGTGGTGATTCTTGGTCGATCTATTTAGACCCAACAGGTAAAAAAAATCAAGCAGGTATCAAAATTGATCTTAAACCTGGTGATATGTTAATATATTCTGGCTGTAAGTTAGAACACTGGAGAGAAGAATTTAAAGGCAAAGATTGTGGTCAAGTATTTCTACACTATAATAAAGCATCATCTAAAAAAGCAAAAGAAAATCTTTATGATAAAAGACCTTTTTTAGGATTACCTAATTGGTTTAAAAATTACAAATTATTAAAAACAGGAATCCCAACAACAGCGAGGTAATAAAATAAATTATGAGTATAATAAAAGTAAAAACAGGTGGTATAACAGCTGATGCAATAACAGATGCTTTGATAGCAGATGATGTTGTAGGAACTGAACACTTAACAGCAAATGAAGTTGACACAGCTGCTCTTGGGGCAGATGCTGTAACAGCAGCACAGGTCGCTGATGATGCTATCTCTGAAGAACACCTAGATGTAACTGCTATAACTGGACACGCAGCTTTAACTTCTGTTGCAGATGATGATTTAGTTTTATTATCAGATACATCAGCTAGTGCAGCTCTTAAAAAAATGACAGTTGCTAAC